GTGCGAGAATTACGCGCCGCCATGCTCCAACCGTCAAGCGGGGCTTTACAGTTGCCTGATGACACTAAACGAATGGACTGGCTGGTTTCTAAAACAGTCAATGTTCGTGAGCCACTTGTTTATGGAAGCCGCAGCTTGTTCTGGTCGCAGACCATCAGCGATGACTGGGAAGAAGAGCACAAGACCACGCTGCGCGAACAAATTGATGCAGCGATAGCGGGAGAGCAGCCCGCCGCCCCACAGGAGCCAACCAAATGACAATCCTCTCGACAATCTACGGAAGTGCATTTTTAGCTCTACTCTGGCTGGCATGGAAAAACGGGGAGGTGGTGTGATGTTAGTGGAAACCCATCAAAAATAAGATGGGTTTCACAAACTAATGACACATTGAAAACATGTGATCTGATAAAGTTAAAGTCCTCATACCATTTCTGGTAACACCATGGACGTCAAAAATAAACACGGCCTTTCACGATATATCCCTGAGGGTATTAAACGACAAATTAGGCAGCGATGCGGATTTGGCTGTGTAATCTGCGGATTCGGTTTTTATGATTATGAACATTTTAATCCTGATTTTGTAGAAGCAAAGCAACATGACCCTGATGGTATGACGCTTCTTTGCTCTCAGTGCAATCAAAAAAGGGCGCGAGGTCGGCTTTCAGCACTCACTGTGGAGCAGGCTAATAGAAACCCAAAATGCCTTCAGCATGGATTTGCGAATGAAATGTTTGATTTCCACAATGAACCTATAACCGTAAAATTCGCAGGAGTTGAATTTTATAATTGTGAAAATTTAATTGTTGTTAACGATACGCCTATCCTCTCAGTGCAACCATCAACACAGCCTCATGGGCCTATGCGTTTATCAGGCATTTTTTGTAATTCCGTTGGGCGGGAAACACTTTTAATACACGAGAACCAATGGCAGGCAAAAACAGGCAATTGGGATGTTGAGTGTATCGGCCCAAGGATAATGATACGTAATGCACCTGGAGATTTTTCGGTTGTACTTAGGATGGAAGCCCCTGCAGGCTTGGTAGTCGAGAGAATAAACATGTTTTATGAGGGCGTCAGAATAAAAGGTGACGCTGATGTGCTTGAGATTTCTATAAACGACGGAGTCTGGCAAAAATGGTATGGGGGTTCAGTGGCTAACTTTCATACAGCGATATCCGTGCAAAGTTGTATAAAAGCTGCGAACGATCCTATCTATTGTGCCTAATTCCATTTATTGATTTTAGGTAATCGAAAGGCGATAATAAAGTTGTCGGAGCCTGAACAACTCTGACACCTGCTGCGCTTTGTTGGGGACGACAAAGTGCGAAACACAAAGAGTACATCACATCAAATTTCACAGATGCTAAGCGGCACCTGCGATTTCTTGCATTCTGCGTTACCTCTCGGAGGTGGCGCATGAAGCAGCAATTCCACCTCGTCAATGACACCATCAAGCAGAATGCGATCAACTTCATCCGGGAGTTACCGGTGGACGCTAAGCGCCCGCTGATTCTCGACATTAAGGAGATGACACGCACACTTCAGCAAAACGCCAAATTATGGCCGCTTTTGAAAGACCTCTCCGATCAGGTCCTCTGGTTCGGCAACAAATACGATTCAGACGACTGGAAAGACCTCATCACCGCTATGGTGGCCAAGGCCAAAAAGCAAGAGCAGCGCATGGCTCCCGGTCTGGACGGCGGCATTGTGATGTTCGGGCAGCGTACCAGCAAAATGACAGTGCGCCAGATGGTCGAAGTCATCGAAGCAATCTACTGGTTCGGTACTCAGCAGAACGTCAAATTCAGCGAGAAGTCCCGCATAGAAATCGAGTGGGCCAAGCAGTGGGGTAGCAACAATGGCTAGTCCACTCGCTAAAGTCATGCAGTGCGGCATCTTCCGTATGCCAAAACGCCGCCAAAAGTCTGCTCCTGCGCCATCAGAAATCCCAACCCTGAAAGACTACACCGCCCGGTTAATCGACCAGAAATGGCTGCGTCTGGCAGCGAGGAGGAAGCATGCATAAGCCAGTTCGCCGCAAGTGCAAGGTATGCTCAGAGTGGTTTCATCCAGCATATCCCAATGTGGTCTGGTGCTGTCCTGAGCACGGCGCTATCTACGCTATCGAACTTCGCACCAAGGAGAAGGTGAAAGCAGAAGCTAAGCGCATCAGAGCACAGCACGAAGCAGAGAAAGAAGGCCGACAGCGTCGCAAGGCTAAGCGTGAATCCTTCAAGACAAAATCGCAGTGGGACAAAGAAGCTCAGTCGGCTTTCAACCGGTACATCCGGATCCGCGATGAAGGCAAGCCGTGCGTCAGTTGTGGATGCCCTCTTGTTGGCAAAAGCAATTACCTGACCGGCAGCGCTATCGACGCCAGCCATTACCGCTCCCGCGGCGCGGCTTCACACCTCAAATTCAACGTGTTTAACGTTCATAGCGCCTGCACCCGCTGCAATCGCCAACTGAGCGGTAACGCTGTTGAATTCCGTATCCGGTTAATCGACCGCATCGGACTGGAACGTGTCGAAAGCCTTGAGGCTGACAACGAGCCACGCCGCTTCGACATCCCATACCTGCAACGCATCAAATCCATCTTCACCCGTCGCGCTCGCCAGCTTGAGAGGCGTCGCGTCCGTCAACAGGAGCATGCAGCATGAGCAAAATTCAATACCCAATGACTACCGCAGCTGTTTTTGATGACGTTGTTTTCCCGATTCATCTGGACGGTCCGCATCAGATTAAGAGCGAAGTTACCAAGGCTATCGGCTGGTTCTGCCGTTGGAACAATGAGGAAAAGGCTGTCGTTAGAGCCAATGTGCTTTTCAGTTGCTGGGGAGCATACCTCACTCACGACGAGATGATGCAGGAGGCAGCGTGACCAGACAGCAGATAGAGCAGTATCAGCGCGACAGCCTTCTCCGCGCCGGATTCAGCTTCAAGCCTCGAGGCGGAGACGACACAGCACAGCAGATCATCCGCAACAGTGAGCGCCGCAAGGCAGTGACGAAACAGAAGCAGGAGATGCCAGTATGAATACCCAGTATCTTGAGTTTGTCCGTCAGCAGCTGATTGTGGCAACCGCCGACCTGAGCGGTGCGACTAAAGGCCAGCTCATAGCCTTTGCTGAGAATGCGATGTTTCAGGCGACGCCACGGAGCAGTGGGCGAAAGAAAGTTGCCGATCCGGTCACCGGTCGCATGGTTAATCCGGGCAACCCACCGATCCCCGGTCAACAGTCGCGCGCAAAAGGCTCACACATTCCCCTGGTGAATCATGTCGAGTTCTGCACGTCATCATGGCGTCGTGCGGTGCTGTCTCTCGATGAGCATCAGAAGGCATGGCTGCTCTGGAACTACAGCGAGAACACCAACTTTGAGCATCAGGTGGCGATTACCCAATGGGCTTGGGCAGAGTTCAAAGAAAAACTTTGTGGTCGCAAGGTGGCCGGTAAAACCCTGGACCGACTGAAAGCGCTTATCTGGCTGGCAGCGCAGGACGTCAAAGCGGAGCTGGCGGGCAAGGATGTGTATCAGCATCAGGACCTGGCGGCTCTGTGTGGCGTTAAGCCTGATAACTGGTCCCATAACTACGCCGACTACTGGCGGGCCATGTGCACCATCTTTAAGCGGCTTGATGGCGATTCTCTTCTCTGCACTGTGAGAACACGATCACAACAAAAAGCGACTTTTTCGCAGCAGGGTGTTGCAAAAGTCAATTAAATAGCATACATTTCATGTAAATCTGATATCGTCGCCATAGCTTCGCAGGTCGACAAAGAATTAAGAGCCTCGCCATCGTGCGGGGCTTTTTCGTTTCAGGGTCAGAAGCACAGCGGTTGTGCGCTCGGCTGTTAACCGAATGGTCGAAGGTTCGAATCCTTCCTGTCCCGCCAATTCTGCATCTGTCGTAGTTTGGGAATTACGTCTGGCTTCCAGCCAGAAGATGCGGGTTCGATCCCCGCCAGATGCTCCAAATTAGCCGGTCTAGTTCAGTGGCAGAACGGCAGCCTTGTAAGCTGCGCGTCAGAGGTTCGATTCCTTTGCCCGGCACCAAACCCCAGCCAGGGTATCTTCGGCCACAGAGCCGACATTGCTCGACCCTCATCTTCCCGGCGTACCACCGGGTTTTTATTCGCGCCCATCCAGACGGTTAACCACTTATCCCTTACCGCACTGGATGAGGCGCTTTCCTACGACTCGCACAGCTCCCACAAATATTGTGAGGAGAGAGATATGCACAATATGAGCAAATTAGCTTCTGGCGCTGCCTATGGCGCATCAGCCGGTTCGGTTGCTAATGGTTTACTGAACCGGCTAAGCCCTGATGAATGGAGCGCCGTAGGTGTAATTGCCGGTATCGTCGTAGCGCTGCTGACTTTGTTCATCAACCTGTACTTCAAGCGCAAGGTATCTAACGCTCAGATCCGCGCGCTGGAAAAGTACGGTCCCGCAGTAAAGATGGGAGACGAATGACATGGCAATACCGGGCAGCCTGCGACACAAACTGATTGCA